TGAACGTAGCCGCGTTTGCTAAAGTAACGGTATTGTTACTTGCGGGGGTTAAGTTTGCCATTGTAAATATCTCCTAATAGCTATTTAACTCGACCCTCAGCATATGCTTGGCGAATCTCAGCCGCCATATCTTGATATCTGTTAGGGTCTGTTTGCATAAGTTTAATAATATCAGCACGACGATAGATTTTACGACTTGGCTTTTCACCGGAACCTTTTGCATTGCCATTTGAAGCGGACTTCAATTGACGTTTGCGATCAGCTTCTTGCATCTCAGCAGTTTCAGTGACTAAGTTTTGACGCTCTTTCCACAATGTGAGAAGCTCATCAGCACTATCGTATTCAAACTTTTGATCTGCTCGTTGGTACAACTCAGTGCGTACCTTAGAAGCCGCGACCCATTCACCAAACTTACTATCCTGAATAATCTCTTGGAAGTCAGGATGGTTTGCTTGTAGCTTGTTAAAAATCTCCTGTCGTTTCATTGATGCTGAGACTTCCTCAGCTTCTTTGATCTTCGGGTGATTTGCTAACTTATGCTCAAAGTATTTGTCAGGATCAGCAAAAAAGTCGATCTCTTCTTCGTCTTTTTCTTGTGGGCTATTCGTGGCTAGTTGTGTCTTAACGAAATCATCAACGATTTTGCGGAGTTCACCAACTTCTGAAGATTGTTTGCCTAAGAGTTTTTCAGCTTCCTGATGCATCCTGACAACATCTTTGATGTCTTTGCCTTGATACTTTTCAGGAATGTCTTCCTCTTGTGCTTCCTGAATTTCTTCAGGTTCTGCAGGTTGCTCCTCTTCAGGAATCTGCGTTTCATCTTCTAGTGTAGCGAATGTTTCCCCGTCTTCTGGTTGATACTCGGGACTCTTATCTATAAAACGTGCCATATTGTTAAACTCCGTGGCTAAACGCCATTATGGAAATGTTATTTACGTGCGGCTCTCTCATGATCCTTAGCCCACCTATCGTCTTTATCAGGCCAACCATGACCTACGAAATGTGTTCGAACCGGAGAGATTATCCGTACTGATGTTTCACCGCATTCCTTACAGGTTGAGAAGTCACAGTCTGACGAGTCAGCCCAGTCTTCCTCTGTATGATTACATACGGTGCATTTATAATCGTATCGCCTAAACATTATTTCTGTCCTTGCAATACGTCATAAGCTGTTTTGATACCTGTCTCAAAGCGTCTTACTCTAAACAGTGCATCGCGTTCACCTTTGACAAACGCTAAATGTGTTTCACTCTTAATATCTTCTATACGATGTCTATCAAGAATTTCGTTAATCTCTTCGATGAATTGTTTCCAACCATCGGTCATAAAAAGATCAAAGTAAGTTTCATAATACTTTTGTTCTTCGGGACTCAAAGAGTTTCTCCTAAATTAGATGCAAATATTATACCACAATTTTATTCATTTGTCAAGTAGTTTCTTGACTTTTGGTAGTTTTTGTGGTACGGCTTACTGGAGCAGTTTCTAATTTTTTTAATCGTTCATCAAGTTTTGTCAAGATACCATTCATTTGTTCAATGATTTCTTGGAACTCTTTCTTAGTAACAACCATGCTTATTGTTTCCTCATTTGCATTTCAACCATGTCTTCTTTACTCTCAAGCTCACGTTCTTTTAACAACAACTCTGCTAACTTAACGCGGCGTTGAAACTCTTTATCAGATTCATTTGGTAACTTTGCAACCGTATCGTATGGAAGTAATTCTGTTTCTACTTGATTCTGCTGTACACGAGATACAATCTCAGCAGTTTGCGCTTGAATGTTTTCAACTGTTGCTTGCTTCTGAGCCATCTCCATCTGCATCGCCATCTGTTGCATTTCTTGCTGTTGTGGATTTGGCTGATTCGCTTGACGTAACCCTTCAATAATTTCTTCACGGTTACTCAGGTTCATGTTGTCTACAATTGACTCAATCAACATTGGATACATTGGAGACTCAGGTGACATTGTTTGCAACAATTGTACCAACTGAGTGACTTCATATTCACGAGCAATAATACCCAAAGAGCTTGAAGCAACAAACTTAAAGTCTTGTACCGGATACAGTTCAGGTGTAAACTGCATATAACGGTGGGCGGCTTTAGTTACAAAGGGTAGTAAGAACGAGTCTTGGAAGTTAATCAATGTACGCTTGTGACGCTTAATGATAGCACCCAGTGACATAGAGATACCTGCCGCTGTTGCATCACCATTGATTGAACCCGGAATACCTGCGGCATCAATAGCACCTGTAGCCATCTGAACCATCTGCTGTAAAGTAGCGGCTTGGTTAAATGTATTAGGATCAAGCTGACCAAAGTTAAATGGTTGTAGGATCTCAGCAGGATTACCATTAGTCAAGATTGCTTTGCCCGGACGTACCTCTAGCTTAGCACCACGAGGGAGCCGAGAAGCGTCCACAGCCATCATTGGATGAACAGTCAATGCCAAGGCATCAATACGTGCGCGTAGTTCTGTGTCAAGGGCTTTCTGTGCGTTGTAGCCTTTCTCGCAGATACCACGTCCCCAGAAACGACTAGGTACTACATCCCAAGGGAATGCTACAACAGGACGGTCTTGCATCATGTATGGGTTTTCTTCTGCTTTAAGAAGTACACCACCATTAGCAATAATGACTACAGCTTCAACATAGGCTGATTCTTCTTCGCCTGTTTCAATAGTTTCTTCGTCTTCTTCGCGTTGTGCTTCGTACAACAAATCACGTGGTACAAGGCCATAGTATTTTGTTAGACGAACCTTATCATCCATGTAGATAGTGAGGTCTTGGTCTGGCTCAATGTCCGTGTCAGGAGCCGCTACAGCAACGTCAACGTCAAAGTAAATACCTTGTTCCTGTGCTTGTTCTACTTGGTGTAACGGCACGAACTCATCAATAGCGACACCCAATGCTTCTTCAATACTTGTAGCAACTGGATCAATCAAAAAGTTCTGAGGCATGACAGGACGAATCTTAACAATGGTGCGTGGTTGCTCCATCACACCAACTGCTGTCAATTCTCCACCCATCACAGGTTGGGTTGCAGGTTTAAGTTCTTTAACTTCTTCCAGTACAACTTCGCCAATACCCGTACCAAAAACTGCAGAGTTAATCAAGCACTCAGCAATTCCTTTACGTGCTTTGGCGAACCGCATATCTTCTTCAAGTTGCGAACGCAAGATTTGGATGTCTGCTTTTTGTTGATCTTGTAAGTCATCTTTAATATCAAACCACTTACCACGACCAAAGGTTGCTTCTTCAACCTCAGCAACTGCAGACTCAACAGCCTGTTGTAGTGCAGGAGAGATAAGACGTGAACGCTCTGACGAACGCATTGAATCTTCTTCAGCCCAGATGCCACGCCATAGACGATAATACTCATCAAACTTTTCTTGATAGTTTGACTCAAAGTGGTCACGCCATTGATTGCACTTGTGTATCACCCAACCTTCTAATGATGTAGGGTCTTCGTGGTTGTGATCATAGTCCATGTTAATATCCTGCTACAGGGTCTAAAATTTCAAAGTCGTCTTCTTCGTAATCGTAGTAGTACGACACCTTTGCTAACTGGTCAATGTATGCCAGAGCATCTACTAAGTCATCATGCACTAAGGCATTAGGAAACTGAAACAACTCATCAAGAAAGTTAGCAGTCCAGTCTCCTTTGTTTAATGTTATTTGTCCGTGTTCAAACCGTCCTTGCAAAGCCCACACAACACGATCAGTCTTTTTCTTGTTGCCGTGTGTCAGCTCTTCCACCCTGAAGAACCGTTGCTTTGACTTCATTAAGTCGGTGAGGTAAGGAAGTACCGCATTCTTCAATGCCCCTTTTTCGATACCAACCGCAACTGGTTGATAATGATCGACAGCATCGAATATCTTCTTGGCGGTTTTTTTGATATCCCATCGTCCATGTACAATATCCGCTACCCACCATCCATTCTCACTTGCTTTGACAATTGCAATCGCTGTTTGGTCAAGTTTTTTATTTTTAGATTTGGTTGCAGATTCAATATCAGCAAAGCCTGCCAAGTCAACTGCAATGTAGTAGTCACCAATCTCAGGCTCTTCGTCATCAAACTGTACCCAGTTCTCTTTAAAGACTTCACTACCTGATGCTTCAAACGAGGCAAGAAACTCTTGACGGAATGCGTAGCTAGACATTGACTTCTTGGCTGTGTCAATCTCTTCAGGGTCTAGTAATGGATTATCGTATGATGTAAAGTGCCACGCCTTGTAACTATCATCATCTCCTAACTCTGCATAGTGATACAGTTCATAGAAGTGGTTACGCCCCATCGGTGTACCAATAAACATGGCTTCACCCTTCTGGTCAGCAAGCGCAGGACGTAAAATCTGTTCCCATACACTAGGCTTCATATCCGCATATTCATCCATCACAAGGAACTTCAGGGATACACCACGCATCGTCTCTGGTCTATCAGCACCCTTTAGTGAAATAGTGCAACCGTTAATGAGAGTGATTTGCAAGTTGTTAATATGGGATGTCTTAATAACAGGATGCGCTAACTCTAGCAGAGTAGACCACATAATGTCACGAGCCTGCCCCTGAGTCGGAGCAACATAAAACACATGACCACGGTTAGTTTGCAGTCCATAAATAATTAACTGCCATGCGGCTAGACGAGACTTACCAGTACGCCGTCCTGCAGCTACAATCTTGAATCGTGTTGGATCGTTAAAGACTTCCTGTTGCCAAGGAAGCAACTCAACATTAAGCTCCACTTACAATGAACCTTTAAATAAATCAGGATCAAGTTCTAAATCAGTAAACGAATAAGGTAAAGGAACTTCTGATGCTCCACCTTCTTTACTACGTTTCATTGCCCATTGGTCTGCAAGTTTGTAGTTATCTTCAACACCTGCTTTACCAAATCGAGGAAACGATAGTCCAGTTTCTTTTTCGTAATCTTGGACTAATTGTAAAATATTGTCTTGGTCAATTTCATTGTTCTCAAGGTTACCAAGAAATGTAGGTTCACCTTCTTCATCCCACCAAATACTAGGGACAACCATTACTTCGCCTTCTGGAGAATCAATAGTTACTAAGTATTCTGTTGAAGGGCCACCTAGTCCAATATCTTTTGGCGTATGTTGTTCAGGATCAAAAGGAACTAACTTAGGCATTTGCTTTTGTTTCCTTCATAATGTCAACCAGTTCTTGACTACGACGACCTACTTGAGTATACCACTTTGAGTTAACCATTTCGTTTGCCGCCATTAAGTAATTACCTTCATTCACGTAACGAATCATATTCTTAAACTTGCTTAGACGATTACGCCCTAAATTAAACGCCATGTTCACCAACACACGCTGTACATCTTCAGGATGTGAGCTAAAGTTTAGAAACAATGCACTGGCATCAGTACACGCGGCATTACAATCGTCATGAAATACTTGGAGGATACGCTCATCAGTCACTGGTGTACCCACAGGCCATGTATATTCCATGTCTTCTTCAGTGACCATGTGACCAATCCCAAAGGTAGGATAGTTTTCAGAACACAAATAGATTTCAGTGACGTACCCTTCGTGCTTAACAAGGTCTTCCTTGATTTGTTCAATCAGATTCGGGGGTAACATCAATAATGTCCTCGTCATTTGTGATTACAGTTTCTCCGCCTACACCTGTAATGGTGATAGACACAGCAGAACGCCCAGTATTGTTTTTGTCTTTCTCAAAATAGCTGACGGGCAACATCCGATCCATCAACAACTTCCATGCCGCCGCCTGATTCTTGTGTTCGTCATTCAACGCGGCATCCATGATTGAATCTAACACCTTTTGCGACTTCGGAGAAGCCAACATACGAGCTTTATACTCGTTAATGATTGATGCATCGCCGGGTGGTCTACCCCGTTGCCCTCGATTGCCGTCTTTCTTCGATTCAACAAGGGATTTTCTGGGTCTTCCTCGCTTCCTCGGTTGAGTATTCTCAGTCATTGCTGTACTCTATGTAGTTACTAAGTCGTTAACTCTGCATCTTAGTATTTAAAAATAATAAATGCTTCGTATTCTGTTAGAATGTTTGAAGGAAGTTATGCTAAGAGGTGCATAGGTTGCCTTCGTATCTCTAAAGTACATATATTGTAGCATACTTTTTAGGATTTGTCAAGTCTTTTCAGTACAAACAGTGCAGATTCTTACTCTCCCCATTTAACTTCAGCGGGTTTCAGGAGTCCTGCATCTCCGCAGACGCACTTTTTAGTTATAAAAACAATATACTTATAACTAAATGATAGGTAGTAACTTATTGCAAATGTTAATGCGAATTATTCTTATTTACTTAATTCTAAATTCACTCTTTTTTGTATCTGAGTAGGTACTGTATAAAATTGTAAACGCGCGCCCCCTCCCCCGCCCATGCGTCACAGGCGCACACACGCACGCAATTGCGCGCACACACGGTTCATTCTGCGCAGATTTCCGGAGTCTGTATCGATCTGCCTAGTCGACGTGTGAGTGTCTAGGAAGCACCCTCTCGAGACACTTGAGAGAGACACCTGTCAGCGACACCTACACCGACAGCTCCACAAACTCTGCACGCTGTCTGCAACTTTCACGCACCTGCACAAACCACTGTTACCCACAGTAACACAAACAGTATTACCAATCGTAACAGGTAACACATTCGCACTACGACTTAGGTCTAAGGCAATCGCTACAACCCGCATGAACACTGGGGTCAAAAGTTGGCACGCTACCTGCAAGGTTACTTACGACAAAGAACCAATGAGGTAACAAACATGAAAGTAAAACAAATCACAGCACGCATCGCGGTACATTATGTCGAGCATCACGACGAGTACGAAGTTCGGATCAAAGGTATCCCAGATGCGACGTATCATACCGATGATCGGGAAGATGCGATGGACACAGCGAAGCACATGGCAACCTTGCCTGTTAACCAATAAGGAGAACTGACATGAAATACATTGTTAGACAATCAATCTGCGCCCTAGACACTGATCCAAAGATCAGCACACCTCTTGAGTGGTGGGAGGCTGAGGAGCTTGCAAGCGAATGGTTAATGGAGACTGTCGACCACATAGTGCAACACTCTCCGCACTCGATCTCTGAGGAGGAGTATGAGAATATCGTTGCGGACGAGATGCAGTTAATCCAGATACAGGAAGTATCCCCAACTGACGAGGCTGTCTAGCTAACAGCCGAAACTCCGGAGTACCCTCGCTCTGGAGTCTTGGGAAGCTAACATTGGAGGAAGCACCATGAACTATCAAGAATTTTCAGAGATTACGAACGCGCTGTTTCAGGCTGTGGTATTGGAGTCACAAGACGACTGGACGTTTGAAGACTGGTTTGACTGCGCTCATGAGGTGGTCGATAGCTGTGCGGAGGTCATCTACACTGCGAACGCATGGGATTTGGTCAGCTCGATACGGATGAACAGTTATTCTCTGTTCAGTGATGCGGAAGATGCGTTGCATGATATGGGACTGGAGTTTCCTGCGAACGATATAGATTTACACATGACATCGCTCGCATATCAGATATTGTTTACTCAAGTGATGGGTATGGTTGAAGCGAAGTTTTATCCGAAGGAGGCGGTAGCATGAGAGAGCGATTTGTTGGCGACTGGGGAGTCGGTGAAATCATCGGCAAGGATATCGACTCGGACGAAGGTTGGGTCATGTGGTGGGGTCACGTCTCCACCGATGAAGAAATGGGTTGCGGTCAGCTCTGCATCTACGATGGTGCTGTGGTTGACTACGACAGCTACACGATGATGATGCCTCCGAAGGGTTGTATTGAGGCACTAAAGCAATTTAACATCGACGCAAGTTATTTGGAGGGTTAAAAGATGAATTTCTTTGAAAACGCATTGTGTGAGTTGATTGACTTGGAAGAAGAACTAGACCGCAACGCCTCAGACTTGGCGAACGATGACCTTGAGCCAGAGATTCTCATGGATCGAGTGTTAGAACTGCGAGAGATTATCGAGGAGTTCAAGAAAATCCATATTGGACTGGTCAAACAAGACCGATTGATGAACGAACTAGCGGAGATTCAGCTATGACAAATGCACAAATTCTAACAGCACTCAGAGAGGCTCGTCAGAGCCTCAACGAAGCAGGGGACGCACTGATTGAAACGCAGGAGCATGAGAGCGTAGCACTTGACAACGCAAACAACGCTGTCGAATATGCACTGATCCAAATCAGAGAAGCAATGGACGAACTACTAGGGGAGACATACTGATGACTGGGGCAGAAGAAACAATGTTAATAATTTGGTCAATGACGTTCCTCGCTTGGGGAATTGCAAAAGCACAGGAGTGGTACTGATATGGAAGGATTGTTTTTCACAATAGCAGGCATTGCCGGGTTCTGTTTAGTTCTGGGATTCGGTGGGTTCATGGCTTGGTTGTTTGGTCTTGATACTGAGGAGTAATCGTATGAACAGGAGTGAATTGTTTGAATATCTGGAAAAGTTAAACTATGAAGTGTTGACGGATGATTACGGTTATCTGAGAATCTTGCTTGAGTATGAGGAGGACGAGGAAGATGATGACAATCAGTAATGACAATAGAATCAGGATCAATAGGTTGATCGACAAACAAACAGGGGAGGTTTTGGATTTACTGAACGAGGCCATGGAGATACTGCACGACACTGGTGACACAGAGTCAGAGACGCTCGATCAAGTGATGGTGTCTTTGAAGTACACCACGCAGAAACTTGTTGAGTACCGTGAGAATGAACTTTAATACCACACTGATATGGATTTGATGAGGAGTTTTGAGATGAGTGATGAAAAGAAATACACAGTCTGGGTCGGTGGCACTGAAGTGACAGATTACCCTGTTGATTTTGATACGGCATACCATATTTGTAGTGTCTGGAATTGTGATGAAGGGTATGATGATGTTCAGATGCAGGAGGTTGAATAAAAACCACACTGATGAGACTGGCGTAAGCTACCAGTCGAAACTTGGACGATGTGTCGTCGTCCTTGTATGTGGAAGCTGTCCACAAATAAACTTAAACACTGGAGAAAGTGAAAATGTGTAAAGTAAATTTTGAAAACATCGTAATCAAGTCAACGCCTGCACCACGTCGGACAACATCAAGCCCGAATGTGTCGCACTACGGAGACTTCTTTGAGAAGATGAAGAAGGGTCACTGGTTTGTAATCTCAAGCGATGACAAGAACCGTTTCAATGCGGCAGGGTCAACGTATCTGAAAGGACGTTTCAGCCTGTACCGTCACCCAACCCTCAAAAACAAGTATGTGTTTCAGCTCGTAAAGTAGCCTGAGACGCATTGTAAAGCCCTGTGAGCGACGTTCGTTAGCAGGGCTATACCAACCTACTGGAGAGTTATGATGAGTCAAAAATATTGTGTGGCGGAGAGATGGGTTGTTGAGGTTCGATACTATGTCGAAGCTGACAACGAAACAGAGGCTTGCAAGGCGACGGTTGACGTATGGCCGGACGATCAAGAGTATATTGATGTGATCGAAACAATAGTTGAGGAAGTAAAATGAAATACTTTACAGACGAAGAAATATTTGAGGCGTTGGAGACTATTGCAGGCTCGCACGCAGGAATAACACACGATGTTATCCATCGAGCAATCGAACGCATACAACAGAAGAACAAACAGCTTGACTTTATGCGTGAGCGTATCGACACTGCCGCAAATATTATAGGGCATAACATGATATCGGAGGCGATGTATGACTGATAAAACATTGAGGGCGATAAGCCATGCCGCGTTACACGTTGATCAAGCGATTGAAGCACTCGACGAGACGCATTTGTTAGATGATGAACGGTTGGACGATACGTACCGAAACCTGATCGACATGAAAGTGTTACTGAGATCAGTGCATGAGGAGTATTTGAACGTAGACATGAAAGACTGGGACACAGACATAGGGGATTACTAAATGAGTCAAGGTTGGGCAAGAACATACACAGATGAACACATCAAGACGTTTGTGTCGATGTGGCACAACGGATACACTGCACCTGAGATAGCGAAGGCTCTCAACAAAAGTGTGAACTCAATACGACAGTTTGCGAGCCGATATCGGGAGCAGTACAATCTTGAGAGGCGTGAAGGAGGACTGTATGTCCCTCGTAATTCGTTTGACAAAGAGTGGCATGGTGTGATACCCTGTGGTCATTGGATGATCACAAAACCTTGGGGTAAACAATGCGATGTCAAGCCTGTAACAAAGTCTTAACGGATTTTGAATCAACAAGAAAATCAGCTACTTACGAGGACTTCCTCGATCTTTGTAACGATTGTTACGGGACAATCAGAGATGATGTGAAGTCTCTCGATAGGGCTGATCTGATGACGGTGCATGATGTTATTGACATTGATCATGATTCATGCTAAACTGATTACTTAGTTATTAACTAAGCATATAAATTATTATTATACTTAGTTATCTCTTTAGAGGATTAAGTTATGGACAAGATTATGTTTGAGAGTGATGTTGAATTTGAACTGGCGTTGACAGAGATGCGTGAGCATGAAGCGTTTGTTTCAATATGCGAAGTGATTTACAAGTATGGATTGTTGAAGACCCTGCACCGCATGGCTGACTATTGCAATGATCCAAAAGAAGCGTATGCTTTGTTGTTGTTAGCAAACACATACAAGGAGAATGAGAGTGCCATTTGTCAAGACGCACCAACCATGCAATGATTGTGGCTCCAGTGATGCGCTGTCTTACAACGAAGATGGCTCATCATTCTGTTTTAATTGCGAAGCGTTCACTGCATCGCAAGAAAGTACACCAACCCATACGGAGGTTAAGGTGCAAGCAAAAGTGTTAGAGGCAGGTGTGTCCAGTTTATTTGACACATCTCAATACCGGACGATCCTTGATCGAGGCATCAGCTCGGAGACTGCGCGGACATACAAGTGTCTATTTGATGGGAAAGACTACAAGTTTGGATACACGGATGTCCAAGGCAAGGTAGTCGCAACAAAGACTCGGACACCTGACAAGGATTTCTTTATCAATGGTGATTGGAAGTCAGCTCAATTGTTTGGACAAAACTTGTTCAGCAAAGGCGGTAAGTTTGTGACACTCGTTGAAGGCGAGTTCGATGCAATGGCCGCATATCAAATGACAGGCTCAAAGTTTCCTGTTGTCTCTATCCGCAACGGTGCTACGTCTGCACTTAAGGACGTGCAAGCACAGTATGAGTGGCTCGATTCCTTTGACACTATCGTGATTTGTTTTGATGGTGACGAGGCAGGTAAACGTGCATCAGCTCAAGTGGCGGAGTTGTTTGGCTCCAAGTCTAAGGTGTTCAAACACAAGGCAGAGATGAAGGATGCTTGTGATTATCTCAGCACCAAACAAGACGGTACATTCCGGGAGCTATGGTGGCAAGCAGATCAACACGTACCTGACGGCATCATTGTCGGTTCGTCATTACTGGAAGAAGTGCTACGCCCTATTGAACCGTCCGACTGTTCGTATCCTTTTGAAGGGCTGAACAAGTTGACCTATGGGATACGGAAGGGTGAGCTAGTCACAATCACAGCAGGTTCAGGACTTGGTAAGTCTCAGTTTGTGCGAGAGATTGTGTGGAGTGTACTGAACAAGACAGAGGACAACCTAGGTCTTATGTTCTTGGAGGAGTCAGTGCGAAAGACTGCGCTGTCCATCATGTCGCTTGCGGCTAACAAACCTTTGCATCTACCGGACTGCGATGCAACTATCGGAGAAAAAGAAGATGCTTTCTTGGAGACCCTCGGCACTGACCGTATATATCTGTTCGATCACTTTGGTAGTACCAGTGTTGATAACATCATTAGTCGAGTACGGTATCTTGCCAAAGGACTGGGGTGTAGTTATGTATTCCTCGATCATATTAGTATCGTGGTGTCTGCTCAAGCCAGTGGTGATGAGCGCAAAGCAATAGACGAGATCATGACTAAGTTGCGTATGCTTGTACAAGAGACAGGCATTGCACTGATTGTGGTGTCACATCTCAAGCGTCCTGAATCGAAGGGACATGAAGAAGGTGCGGCTACATCTCTGGCTCAGTTACGTGGATCAGGATCTATTGCACAGCTCAGTGACATGGTGATAGGATTGGAACGTAACGGACAGGCAGAAGATATCAAGGAACGGAATACGACTCGCGTCAGAGTATTGAAGAACCGCTTCTGCGGTATCACTGGCCCTGCTTGTAACCTACTGTACAGCCACGAGACTGGCCGTATGAAAGAGACAATTGATGAGGACGAGTTATGATTGAGTACATTGTAACTGAATCAATGATTGATGAAGCTACCCACATGGCAGAAGAAATGGGTCGTTTAAATAATAGTATCACGAAAGGTGAAGGCAACATTTCAGGATTTCTAGGAGAGATTGTTGTACGCGATTATTTAAAAGCCGATCAAGCGAATACATACGACTACGATCTTTTACTACCTGATGGTTTACGAGTTGATGTTAAAACAAAACGCACAGGTGTAAAGCCTATGGGATTCTATGACTGTTCAGTTGCTGAGCTTAGCCTACATCAAGACTGCGATGCCTATGCTTTTTGCAGGATCAAGAACGACTATAATGTTTGTTGGTTTATTGGTTTAATTCCTCACGATAGGTATTTTGAAATAGCGAGGTACTTAAAAAAAGGTGACATTGATCCAAGTAATAATTACACTGTAAAAAGTTCATGTTATAACGTAGAGATAGACAGGGTAGAAGATGAGGATATTAGTCTTAGATATAGAGACCAACCTCGCACACGATAAGATATGGTGCTGTGTCTGCAATGGTGACGTGTATACAGATGCGAATGATTTACAACAACTAATCAATTCACACGACATCATTGTTGGACATAACATCATTGGGTTTGATGGGCCGGTACTGTCACGAGTGTGGGGTGTAACAATCCCACTACGCAAAGTAAGAGACACACTGGTCATGTCACGGCTATGGAATCCACAGTTGGAGGGTGGGCATAGCTTACGTGCATGGGGTGAAAGGCTCGGTGACTTCAAGGACGACTTCACTGACTTTGACGGTGGTCTAACACAGGAGATGATCGCATACTGTAAGCAGGACGTTCATGTAACATCTTTGCTTTACTCTAAGTTGACACGAGAGCTACAAAATTACGGTAGTAGTGTAGACCTAGAGCATAACATTGCTTTCATCATGAAGAAGCAGGAAGACAATGGTTTTAAACTCAATCAACAAGAAGCTATCTCTTTGTTGGCTCAACTTAAAGATCGAATGGCTTATATTACTGACCACTTGCAAAGTATATTTCCTCCGATTGTGGAAGAGCGTTGGTCAGAGAAGACAGGCAAGCGTCTCAAAGACGGAGTTACCGTATTCAATGTGGGGTCAAGGCAACAGATCGCACAGCGTCTTCAGGAGCGTGGTGTTAAGTTTACTAAGACGACTGAGAAAGGCACTATTATAGTTGATGAAGGTACGCTGAAAGGTATTGACTTACCTGAAGCACAGTTAATTGCTGAGTATCTGATGATACAGAAGCGTGTGGGTCTACTTGAATCATGGATTGATAACGTCAAGGATGACGGTAGAGTACACGGCAGGGTCATTACTAACGGTGCTGTAACAGGACGTATGACACATCAGAAACCAAACATGGGACAAATCCCTAGTGTCAACAGTGAGTATGGAGCTGAATGTAGGGCGTTATGGGGGGTAACTGACGGGAATGTTTTAGTTGGGACAGACCTTAGTGGCATAGAGCTACGATGCCTCGCTCATTATATGCAAGATCCAGACTGGACAGAGGAGCTATTGAATGGAGATATCCATCAGAAGAACGCTGATGCCGCAGGTATTACGAGACCGCAGGCTAAGACTCTCATCTATGCAACCCTTTACGGCGCGGGACCCGCAAAGATTGGTAGTATTGTCGGGGGAGGTGCGCGTCAGGGGCAAAAGGTCTTGTCGCGCTTTTATGATAACACCCCTGCGCTATCGAGACTCATGGAAAAAGTTAAGAAAGTGGCGAACAAAGGGTACGTACCGGGGTTGGATGGTAGAAGAATCATTGTTAGATCTGAGCATGCCGCACTCAACAGCCTCCTTCAAGGTTGTGGGGCTATCATTGCAAAGCAGTGGTGTATTGAAGCACACAAACAATTCAAGCGATTTCACTTACCTGTGCGTCAAGTTGCATTTGTACATGATGAAATTCAAATTGAAACAGAGGAGAAATATAGCGAAGACGTTGCAACAATCATGGTCGACTCCGCAAGAAAAGCGGGGCTTACATTGGGCTTTCGATGCCCAGTAGATGCCGAAAGTAAAATCGGTAAAACATGGTTTGACACACATTAATTGAGTGTGTTATAATATAGTTACTTCCTTACAGGAGAAAAGTAATGAGTGAAGTATTTAAGTTAGAGAATGTGGAACTGTACTGGCCGTTCCTCTACGAGCGCAACCAACTTAGCAATAAGTTTCAGGTTGATTTGGCTAACCTAACTGACGATCAGATTGCAAAGATCGAAGAGACAGGTGTACAGATTCGTAACAAGCAAGATGACCGCAATGCGTTTGTCACTTGTAAGTCCTCGATGTACGAGATCAAGCCTTACGACAAGAACGGTGAAGTGATTCCCGCTACTGTTAAAGTAGGCAACGGCTCTAAAGCTAACCTCATGGTTAAGCCTTATGGTTGGAAGTCTCCGACAGGACAGAAGGGTATCTCTCTTGGTATCGTGAAGATGGTCGTCACAGACCTGAACGAGTACAAGTCAGAGGGTGTGGATGTATCTGATCTAGTAGATGAAGATACGTTATGATTGCCCTGATTGACGGTGACATCCTGTGCTATCGCATAGGCTTTGCAACCAACGAAGAATCTGAAGATGTTGCTATCAGAACGATGGCTTCATTCTTAGAAGATATGTTGATGCATGATCTTGATTGCGGAGAGTGGACAACTTACCTCACTGGTAAAACCAATTTCCGTCATGACGTTGCCGTCACTGAGAAGTACAAGGGAACCCGTAAGAAAGAGAAGCCTGTGCATATCAATCTCTTGCGGGACTACCTTGTTGCCTCATGGAATGGTGTAGTATCTGATGGTAATGAAGCTGATGATGAGATCGCTATTGCGGCAACCTCACTAGGCGACGAATCCATTATTGTTTCTCTTGACAAAGACTTTGACCAAGTGCAGGGATGGCACTACAACTTTGTGAAGAAGAACAAATACTACATCAAACCAGAGGAAGGGTTGCTTAACTTTTATATGCAGTTTCTTGTTGGAGACAGGATCGACAACATCATTGGTGTTGACGGCATTGGCCCTGTCAAAGCAAGGAAATTATTGGAAGGCAAAACCGAACAGGAAATGTTTGACATCTGCGTTGAGAAGTTAGGCAGTGTTGAAAGAGCAGTAGAGAACGGACGCTTGCTGTTCCTTCAACGCTATCCTAATCAGTTATGGGAACCGCCGCATGAAGACACAGAGTGCCAAAGCAAAGGGCAGGAAACTACAACAGTGGACAGCGGAGCAGATCTTGCAGACGTTTCCGCATCTGGAGAGTGACGATGTTCGATCAACCAGTATGGGTGTTAGTGGTTCTGACGTTCAACTTAGCCCTCTGGCTCGTAAGTCTTTCTCGTATGATGTCGAATGCAAGAGCCTTGCGAGAGTTGGAGTCTATCGTTTTGTTGACCAGTGCAACAATCGAGGTGATGCACAGCCACTTGTCGTTGTTAAAGAAAACAGAAGAAAGCCTCTCGTCGTAGTGGATGCAGAGCATTTCTTTGAGTTACTGAGGAATCAGAAATGAAGCACATGGTCATACCTGACACTCAAGTGAAGCCGGGGCATCCGATTGAACACTTGCGTTGGGCAGGACAATATGCCGTTGAGAAGAAACCTGATGTCATCATACACATCGGAGACCACTTTGATCTACCTAGTCTGTCAACGTATGACGTAGGTAAGAAATCATTTGAGGGTCGTCGTTACATCAACGATATTAACTCTGGCATCGAAGCAATGGAAACATTCTTGGAGCCTATCAAGGAGGAACAGAAGCGGCTCAGACGTAACAAAGAAAAGTTATGGAAGCCTCGCCTTGTATTCACGTTAGGTAACCATGAGAACAGGATTGCGAGAGCGATTGAAGCAGACCCTAAACTAGAAGGGTTGATGTCGTTCAGTGATCTTAACCTGACAGAGATGGGGTGGGAAGTACATGGATTCTTACAACCAGTGGTTATTGATGGCGTTTGTTATAGCCATTACTTTGTATCTGGTGTCATGGGAAGACCAGTGAGTAGCTCCAATGCGCTGTTGACTAAGCAACACATGAGCTGTGTGATGGGTCACGTTCAAGATCGGCAGATCAGCTTTGCAAGACGCGCTGATGGGCGACGTATCACCGGACTCTTTGCAGGTATCTTCTATCAACATGATGAGGACTACTTGACACCACAGACTAACGGATCATGGTCTGGTATATGGATGTTGCACGAAGTCAAAGACGGAGCATTCGATGAGATGCCAGTGTCAATCAATTACTTGAGGGAGAGGTATGCCTGATCTAAGTTCAATGGCGAATGAATATCAACTAGGTGGTGCACACTATACCAACAAAGATATTCAGCCTTGGGAAGCAATGGAAGCGTGGATGACTGAGGAGCAATTCAAGGGATTCTTAATGGGCAATGTAATCAAATACATCGCTCGCTTTCAGGACAAAGGCGGTGTGTTAGACTTGCAAAAGTGCAAACATTACCTTGACAAATTGATTGAAGTATGGTAAAATAGATGTTCACGCTTGAAGAAATTAAGGATAAACTCAAGCAGTTAGACGAGGTAACTGTGATGGAAACATTAGAGATTACCTCTGCTGACTTGGTAGATCGGTTCACTGATCGCATTGAAGAAAAACAAGATACACTGGAGAATGATTTCGATGACTCAACACCTTGGGATAACGATTGATTATGAAAGAGACAATCGCCTTAGTGATCAAGCAAGCACGCTCATGCGTGACTACTATATGCTTGAGCATGAGGAGTCTCCTCAGCAGGCTTTCGCTCGTGCGGCAGTGGCCTACTGCTATGGGGATCTGGACTTGGCACAACGTATTTATGACTATGCCTCAAAGGGTTGGTTCATGTTTGCGTCACCTGTCCTCAGTAATGCCCCAGAACCGAATGGAAAGATTAGTGGTTTACCTATTAGCTGTTTCCTTACTTACGTGGGGGACAATCTTGATAGCCTTATTGAACATAATGGAGAAGTAGCATGGCTTTCCGTAAAGGGCGGAGGTGTGGGTGGGCATTGGTCAGACGTGAGAGGAGTGAGCGACAAAGCTCCGGGACCGATCCCATTCATGAAAGTAGTGGACGCTCAGATGACAGCGTACAAGCAGGGGAAGACACGGAAGGGAAGCTACGCGGCGTACCTAGACGTAAGTCATCCTGACATCGAGGAGTTTATCTCCTTCAAGGTAGCGACTGGTGGTGACATCAATCGCAAATGTTTTAATTTGTTTAATGCAGTGAACATCACTGACGCTTTTATGGAGGCGGTAATCAATGATACAGAATGGAATCTCACAGACCCAAGTACAGGAATTGTCAGAGATACAGTCAAGGCTCGCAAACTTTGGCAACGAATACTTGAAGCTCGCTTCAGAACTGGCAGTCCTTACCTTAACTTTATCGACACAGCCAGACGAAGTTTACCAGAAGCTCAGAGACGGCTTGGACTCACAATTATGGGTAGCAAC